ATTGTATGATAAGGTGGATGCTGACTTCCAAATGCCCTCTCAACCTGAAGTGATTGTGGAAGGTGGTAGTCCAGTTGACTTGAATTCCCCGTTCTGATATAATTGGGGTAGGTTAATTATGACTTACCCCCATTATTATGGACGAGTATCCTTATTCAAACAATGATTGGAATTTAATGTCTAACTTATCAAATCAAGATTTTTGGGATGAAGATAGAATTAGTTTAACTGGAAATCCCAATCCTTCTCCTGATACAATTGTTATTGGATCTGCGTTTCCTGATGGTATGGGAACTGACCACTTGACTTTGAATTCACCTTACAATTTTAATCTTAATATGAGCGAATCTAAAAACCATCTCTGGAAATATAATGAGGATAAAATTCTCAAAGATGTTGAGGATTATGTGACCAGTACTTATGGTAGTCATTATTGTGGACACAACCATGAATACAAAGATATTCAAACTATTGATTTGATGGCAGCAAAAGAACTTGCGTCTGCTTTCTGTCAGTCAAATATCATCAAATACGGCAGTCGTTATGGTGATAAAGATGGACGTAGTAAGCGTGACCTGATGAAAGTCATTCATTACGCAATGCTCCTCCTTCACTTTGATGGCCATTATTCTCGCAAAGATAATGGTCTTACCGAATTCCGCTGATTATGAAACTAAACGACAACACTATGAAACTTTCTGAAAAAACTCTTTCCCTTCTCAAGAACTTCTCTGGTATTAATCAGTCCATTCTCTTTAAGAAAGGTAATAAACTTCGCACCATTTCTGTAATGAAAAACATTCTTGCAGAAGTTGAAGTTGAAGAAGAATTTGAACGTGACTTCGGCATTTATGATCTGAATCAGTTCTTGAATGCAATGTCACTTTATCAAAATCCTCAACTTAAGTTTGCAAATGACAGTTATGTGACTGTTAGTGAGGGGAATGCACGATCCAAGTATTTCTTTGCAGATCCTGCGGTTATTGTGACTCCTCCAGAAAAATCTATTTCTCTCCCTTCTGAAGATGTTTGTTTTGAGGTAAACACTCAACAACTAGATAAACTTCTCAAGGCTGCAGCAGTTTATGGTGTTCCTGACCTCTCTGTGGTTGGTGAAGCTGGTGTTGTAAAACTGGTTGTTCGTGACAAGAAGAATGATACTTCCAACGAATATTCCTTGATTGTTGGCGAAACCACTGGTACTTTTGTTCTGAACTTTAAGGTTGAGAATATTAAGATTCTTCCTGGTTCTTATGAGGTTGTGATCTCCAAGAAACTCCTGTCTCGGTTCCAGTCGGAAGATAAGAATCTTACATATTACATTGCTTTGGAACCCGACTCCACCTATGATGAGTGAGTTGACTCACCTTTATTATGAACATCTTTGTGACTTCTCCCTGGCCTGCAGAGAGTGCTATCTGTCTTCCCGATAAACACATTGTTAAGATGCCTCTGGAATGTTGTCAAATGCTTTCCATTGTGGCATCTGGAAAATGGGGTCATAACTATGGCCCTTTACACAAGACAGATAACACTCCCTACAAAACCGAAAAGGGTGCGTTTCGTAATCATCCCTGCACCAAATGGGCAACGGAAAGTATTCACAATGCCTATTGGTTGATTAAACACGGGATGAACTTGTGCGATGAGTATACGATGCGTTATGGTAAAATCCATTCGTGTTATAATACTCTTTTACAGGCATACTACTTGTTTCCTAAGGGGAAGATTACTGATGTAACACCATTCGCTCGTGCTATGCCCGACGAATACAAACTTGATGAAAGCATTGATACATTCACTGCATACAAAATGTATATTGCTTCCAAACCCTGGGTTGCGGACAATTATCTCCGTATGCCTTCTCGCAAACCTGATTGGATTTAATTATGAGTCGTGATGAATTTCTGTGGGTAGAGAAATATCGCCCACGTAAAATTGAAGATTGTATTCTTCCAGATGCAAACAAAAAGACATTTTTGGAATTTCTAAATAACAAAGAAATTCCAAACTTGATGCTTGCCGGTCCTGCAGGCTGTGGAAAAACTACGGTCGCAAAGGCTCTATGTGAAGAATTGGGAGTAGATTATTATGTCATTAATGGATCTGACGAAGGACGATTTCTGGACACGGTACGGAACCAGGCAAAGAACTTTGCTTCGACCGTCTCACTTTCTGCGGGTGATGCAAAACACAAAGTCATCATCATTGATGAGGCTGACAACACAACCCACGATGTACAACTCCTTCTACGGGCTAATATTGAGGCGTTTTATAACAACTGTCGATTCATCTTCACCTGTAACTACAAAAACAAAATTATTGAACCCCTCCACTCCCGATGTGCAGTCGTTGAGTTCAGTATCAAAGGGAAAGAAAAAGCCCAGTTGGCAGGATCCTTCTTCAAGCGTCTACAGAACATCCTGGATGCGGAAGGTGTACAATACGATCCTAAAGTCCTTGCAGAACTCATCAACAAACATTTCCCCGACTGGCGACGAGTCCTAAACGAATGTCAGAGGTATTCTGCTGGTGGTAAAGTTGACTCTGCAATTCTTGCTGAATTTTCTGATGTAAATGTAAATGAACTTATCAAGAATCTCAAAACTAAAAACTTCACTGAAGTCCGAAAGTGGGTGGTCGGGAACCTGGACAACGATGCTTCTGGTTTACTTCGCAGGGTTTATGACGCCTCTTTTGATCATCTTTCACCTTCATCTATCCCTGCTGCCGTTCTTATTATTGCTAAGTATCAATACCAATGTGCGTTCGTGGCTGACCAGGAAGTAAATCTTCTTGCAGCATTAACTGAAATTATGTGTGAGGTTGAATTCAAATGATTGATGTAAAACTATTTCGTATTGCAACTGGTGAAGAAGTTGTCGCTGAGTTGGTATCTCAGGATGATAACTTTGTAACCGTAAAAAATGGCCTGGTTGTTCTTCCTAGTCCGGATGGTCGTGTGGGATTTGCTCCATGGGCTTCCGTAATTGATAAAACAATTCCGGATCTTATTATTGCTAAAAATCATATTGTTTATATTGCGGAAGTTGATCCGCAAGTCAAAAACAAGTATAATGAAATTTATGGGAGTAAACTCGTAACTCCTGGTGAAAAGAAATTGATTCTCTGATATGCAATTAGAACTTGATGATGCTGTTTACGCAGCCGATAAATTCATTGATTACTTTTCTAACATGGGAAGGATTGATGAATATCTGCGTAATATTAAACTTGAACGAATGGAACAAATGCCATCATCCATTCTTGGGATTGGTCCCGAGGATGATATGTTCGATGCGTTTGATATGCACCCACAGGACATGAACTTTAAAGTTTATACTGCAGGGGAGAGGGGTGGATTTACAAATGAATATTTTAATGAGAGGTTGCAGATTACTACTTCCCACGCGATTGAGGATAGTATTCCCGGCAAGTCTCTGAAGTGGATTGTACAAGAAACTAACACACAGAAGATTGTTGGTTTCTGTCGGTTTGGTTCTCCCACAATCAACTCTAAACCTCGCAATGATTGGCTTGGACAAACTCCCCAGTTGTCTAGGTTTAATCGTCATGCAATCATGGGATTTATTATTGTCCCAACCCAACCTTTTGGTTTCAACTATCTGGGAGGTAAACTCCTTGCACTTCTTTGTTGTTCTCATACTGCTCGTGAGACGTTAAATAGGAAGTATGGATCAGATATTTGTTCTTTTGAGACTACTTCTCTTTATGGTTCTACTAAGGCCTCATCTCAGTATGATGGTCTGAAACCTTATATGAGGTATAAGGGTCTAACTCAAAGTGATTTTACTCCTCTGCTCCATGACGAGATCTTTCAGGACTTAAACAAATGGTTTATTCAGAGGAACGACAATCAATCTCTGGTGAAGGAGGACGCATCCAGTCGGAAACTCAAGACACAACAAAAGATGATCTCAATCATCAAGAAAAGCTTACCTTCTCAAAAGGTTGTGGAGTTCCAGACTGCGATTGTAAATGCAAAAAATCTGACTGAACAGAAGAGATTTTATATTTCAGATTATGGTTTTGAGAATGCTCGTGAAGTCATTCTTGGACAAGATGAAGTTCTGCGTCCTGGTCAAAACTATGACAAGTTTCACTTTGACCATCTTGTGAACTGGTGGAAGAAAAAGGCTTCTAATCGTTATGAAAATTTGAAGTCTGAAGGTCGTCTTCGTACAGAACTGGAGACTTGGAATAAGAACCCCGACGCTATTGATATTATCCGATGAGTTACGAATTAAAAGATTATCTCAACTCCATCAATTTCACTAAAGATTATTTGATGGATAATTCGGATCCCCAATGGGAAAAGAAGTATCCTGCATTTGTTGTCAATAAATGTATGTCGGGTCACATTGATACGATCATGTTTGCAAATGAGATGAACATGAATCACGGATTGCCTTCAAAGTTGCAATATGATTTTTTACTAAATAGTGTCAGGAAACGGAAAAGATTTTCTCCGTGGATTAAAAAAGAGAAAATTCAAGACCTTGATGCAGTCAAATCTTACTATGGTTATAGTAATGAAAAGGCCCAACAAGCACTGAAAATTCTAACAAAAGACCAAATTAATTATATTAAATCTAAACTTGATGTTGGAGGCAAAAGATGAGTACCTTTGTTGAACCGGAAGTCAATTGGTCGCAAGATCAAATGGTTGAAGTGGTTCTGAATGAACCAGACGATTTTCTAAAAGTCCGTGAGACGCTCACTCGTATCGGTGTAGCCTCCCGTAAAGAAAAGAAAATTTATCAGTCATGCCATATCCTACATAAACAGGGTCGGTATTATATCGTTCACTTTAAAGAATTGTTTGCTCTAGATGGTAAACATGCAAATCTAACCGTGAATGATGTCCAGAGACGCAATCGAATTATTAACTTAATTTCCGATTGGGGTTTGGTAACTATTATCAAACCAGATTCTATTACTGATGTAGCTCCTTTGAATCAAATCAAAGTTCTTTCCTATAAGGACAAAGGTGATTGGATTCTTGAGAGTAAGTATAATATTGGTAAGAAAAAGAAGGTAGAACCCTGATATTTTCGGTATACCCAACAAAAGAGGATCGGTTTCGCACCCTTCCTCTTTTTTAATGTCTCGATATATAATAAGTGATGGGTTTGGTCATGTGACTACCCATACACTAAAGCGGAGTCCAATGGATCCGTAATTCAACCCAACAGACGCTTAAGGAGGTCTATTATGTTACTCGCAAAATACAACACGGGAAACATTGACAAATTTTTAAATGATATTGAAAAATATAGTATTGGTATGGATGAGTGGTTTCACCGTTTAGGAACGGTTCATGAAACAACTTCCAACTACCCACCATACAATTTGATTAAGGAGAGTGAGACGGAGTTCCGTTTAGAGATCGCTCTTGCAGGATACAAAAAGGAAGATTTTGAAGTTTTCACTGAATGGAATAAACTCTTCGTTGAAGCGAAGAAGGCGGAAACTTCTGATGTAGGGGAATATCTTCACAATGGTCTTGCAAAGAGGGCTTTTACGAGAACCTGGACACTATCCGACGATGTTAAAGTCTCTGATGTCAAGTTTGAGGATGGTCTACTCCATGTCAAACTAAATAGGATTATTCCTGAACATCAGAAACGAAAGGTATATGAAATCCTTTAAGCAGTTCTTAGAACAAGTCGGAAACATTAAACAGATTTCTTACCCTGCTGCCGTTAGGCATAAAATCTACAATCCGTTGACTGGAAAATCAAAAGTAGTCCCTGCAGGAAAAGCTGTGCCTAAGAATCCAGGCGGGGGTGGATCTGGTAATTCCGCAGATGGTGATGGAGCCTAAATAATACGGGCTACCAAATATCGTCGTCGCTGGGGTTCAACTGGCAAAATCCAGTTGACACCCCCCTTTTTTTGTGTTATCGTATTAGGAGATATGGAGTAGTTATGGCTATTAAATTGGCCCTTTTAAAATCGGGTGAAACTGTAATTGCAGATATTATGGAGTTGGTGGATGAAAATGAAAAGGTAGTTTCCTTAGTTTTTTCAAGTCCTTTTAATGTACGACTATTAACTCCAGAATTGTTGATGGAAAATAGTACTGGAGTACAAGGCGAAGTTGAACATAGAGTTTCATTTTATCCATGGATAGTTTTATCTGAAGATAAAAAGATTGCAGTTGACCCTACGTGGGTAGTTAGTGTAGTAAATCCGCATGAATGGATTCGGACTTCCTATGAAGAAAAAATGAATTCAAACACAGAAGAAGTTCAAACAAAAGACCTAGAAGAATCAAATAATACAGAAACTTTGATTGAAAATTTTGAAGTAATTCAGGAAGAAAACGATGGAGAGTGAAGTTCAAGTCATTGTTCTGGTTAGTGGAACAATAATTATTTCAAGAATTGTTGCAGTTGTATCTGAACTTGGGGAACCAGATTGTAAGTTGATTAATCCATATCAAATTGTAGATGGTAACCTTATTCCATGGTTGGATGAGTTGACTGATTCAACTGATGCAATTATGATCTCTTCAGACAAAATTTTAACTTTGGTTGATCCCAAAGATACTCTACTTAATGATTATTTGACTCTTATTAAATGAAGTTTTACACGAATGTCTTTCAACTAGGTAATGATATCCTTGTCCGAGGTTATGAAAACGGAAAACATTTTACAAACAGAGAAGAGTTTTATCCCACGTTTTACGTTCCATCAAAGAAAGAAAGTAAATACAAAACCCTTGATGGAGTAAATGTCGAACCTATTCGTCCTGGCACCATTCGAGATTGCAGAGATTTTCTGGAAAAATACGAAGGTGTGAATGGATTTAGGGTCTATGGAAATGACCGATTCATCTATCAATATATTGGAGAAAAGTATCCAGAGGATGAGATTAAGTTTGATATCAACAAGATCAAACTTGTAACAATTGACATTGAGGTTGCTGCGGAAAGTGGATTTCCTGATGTATTCAATTGTGCAGAAGAACTTCTTTTGGTTACAATTCAGGATTATAACACTAAACAGATCACTACCTTTGGTTCTCGTCCTGCACAAGTTTCCCAAGAAAATGTGAAATACATTTATTGTAAAGATGAGTATGCACTCATCAATACTTTCATGGATTGGTGGCAAAACAATACTCCAGAAGTAGTGACTGGATGGAACTGCGAACTCTATGATATTCCATATCTGATTGGCCGCATCAGCCGACTTATGGGAGAGAAAGTTGCTAAACGATTTTCTCCTTGGAATATTGTAAAGGTAAAAGAAGTTCAGATTTCTGGTCGTAAACAACTGAGTTGTGAGATTGCAGGCGTGTCTATTATTGACTATCTTGATCTTTACAAGAAATCTCCTGCAACTCCAAACCAAGAAAGTTACCGACTAGATCACATTGCCTTCATGGAGTTGTCTCAAAATAAGTTGGATCACTCCGAATATGATACTTTCCGTGATTTTTATACCAATAATTGGCAAAAGTTTGTAGAGTACAACATCGTTGACGTAGAACTGGTAGACCGACTTGAGGATAAACTTAAGTTGATTGACCTCTGTTTCACCCGTGCATTTGACGCAAAGGTGAACTTCAACGATATTGCTTATCAGGTTCGCACTTGGGACGCAATCATTTATAACTATCTTCTTAAGAAGAATATTGTGATCCCTCAAAAAGAACGCAATACTAAAGATGAAAAGTATGCAGGTGCATATGTAAAAGAACCTATTCCAGGTTCGTATGATTGGGTGGTTAACTTTGACCTTAACTCTCTGTATCCGCATTTGATTATGCAATACAACATCAGCCCTGAAACTCTGATGGATAATCGTCACCCCAATGTGACAGTTGATAAGGTCTTGAAGAAGGAACTGACTTTTGAGATGTATAAGGACTATGCG